AAATGGAATCCATAAATTACCAACGGGTGCATGCTTTTGTATTTTTCCATTAGCAGTGCCATTATATGCTGAACCCCCTCCTAATACTAAATTAGATGTATTGGATTGCTGCATACAATTATTTGTAAAATAATAAAAACAGCTCTCATACCATTTTTGTAATGCAGCTGCCAAATCCATATGATGTTGTTCTATTTTAGATTCAGGCTCACGTGGTTCGATTCCAATAAGATTTACCAACTTATATGTGTACATATCGGTATTTGAGTATTTCCAAGTAAAATACTTTTGTTCAATCTCTATACTACCACGAACATCAAATTTTGAAATTTTATCAAATACGTGTTTGTATTTCATCGGGTCACCATATGGTGCCAATCCCATAACCTTATATTCCCCATTATTTGGTTTGAATCCTAAGTATGCAGTTATAGTTGAATAAACTAACCCCAATGAGTTTGGAAATTTTAGGGATGATATTTCTTCAAATGTATTATTCTTACATCTTACTGCCAATGCAGTTTCCCATTCACCAACACCATCAACCGAAATACCTACACAATCATCGAATGGAGATGTGTAATATGAAAAAGCTAAGTGAGAATGATGATGTTTTACATATTCTACTTTGCCTGTAAAGTTTAATTTTTTAGCTAGATACACACTTAAATTACCTTCGGTTTCTTCAAATTCTTTTTTGAATTGTTTCCAAATCTTACGATTTTTCCACCAATGTTTACCTACAGTGTTTTTTACTCTATCATATTTTAAGTTGGGTTCTTCATACCAACAAATAGTATCTATATCAGATATTGTTTTATTTGAATATTGTAAAACCCATTTAATCGCTTGTTTTGGAAATGAATTATCGTGCTTTATGCCAGATAGTTTTTCTTCTTCGATAGCTGCTATTACCTTACCATTTTCAAATAAACAAACGGCTGAATCGTGGTAAAATGCGGAAATACCTAATGAAACCATAATATTAAATTTTTATATCACCTTCTCTATCAAATTCATTATAAAGTGCCATTTGCTTTTCTTTCATTTTGTTGACAACCTTTGTTATATAATGAGTAGGATAGCCTGTCATTTCTCTAATAAGTAGATAAAGTGATTTTTTATTGAAACTTTCTATATAATTAGCTCTTCTAAATAATTCTAAAACAGCATCTGCAATCTGAATATCTCTTTTCTTTTGAAAGAAGTTTTCTAAGTGTACATCCCAATATTCCAACATTCTATTATTGAATGTCCTATGTTCATCGTTACGAACTTCTTCTGCCCAATTATTTTCAGTATCCCAATTTTCTGGCAAAGATGACATTACATCGGTATCTTTGTATCTTTTGTAGTTTGAATTATTATTTAAGATAAGATAGTTTCTTGCAACAATAGTAAAATAAGAGAAAGCTTTCCCCTTACCCTCTTGGTACATATGAATTTTTTCAATCATAAATGCAACAACCTCTGCCATTACATCTTGCGGGTCATCATCGAAGTATGTAAACTTCCATTTATTGTAAACAATTTCAGCAAGTTTTTCAAATGAATGCTGAATTCTATCTTTGTATAGTTTATTTTTTATACGCTGGTCATCGCTTTTATTGTATTCGATGATAGCATCTTCTGTATCTTTTGTGAAATATACTCTGGGTACTCTTTTTCTAGGCATTTTTTTAGAATTGTTTGAATTGGGTGATGATATCCTTTATTTGTGTAAACAAAGAACCTACTTCATCATCCTTCTCAAACATTTGCTTAGAATCTATTCTTTGCAAAGTCTCCAGTAATGCTTGGTTGTTTAACTCTTGCTGGTCTATAAAATCTTCATACTTTTCCACTTTAGATAATAGATTATAAATCGCATATACTAAAGATATTAACATAAAGACTAATATTAAAATTACATATTCCATATTATACTACTTCATATCCTTTTAAAAAATAATCGTTTGCTTTCTTATATTTAACTTCAACTAAATCGCCATTTGGTGCTTTCATAACGATTTTATCATTTCTACCATAAGATTGTTTTTTTACTAAAGTGGTTGTATATACTCTATCTTTAATAGTAATACCATCTAAATGGTCGATTTCGTGCTGAACTATAACTGTTTTCATTGTGTCTTCGGATACCTGTCCTTCTAATTTTCTATCTTCTTCTGGATTGATTTCGAATCTTAATTCACCTAAATTATCGGTTTGTACAACTATATATGTTGAACGAATTGTTCTAACGGGCTTACGAATAGTGTCCGGAATTGATAAACATCCTTCATAAAAAATGAATCCCTCATTAGAACGTTCTGTAATAACAGGGTTTAAAAGAAATAATTCAACATCGTTAAATTTAATAACACATGCTCTTTTGTTTACGCCAATTTGGTTTGCAGATAATCCTATACCACCCATTCCTTTAAGTGCTGCAAAAAGAGTATCTCTTAATACATCTACTTCTAATTGATTTAGTTCTGATTTGGGTACTGGGTTTTTTAAGTACTTTATAAAATCGGAATTGGTCATTCCGTTTTGTTTTTTATCTGTAATTAATTTCATATATTTTAATTTTTTATTATTACAATTGCCAATGTTATAATCAATCCAATGATTGCGTAAAAACTAGCATCTTCTGAGAATTTAATTTGGTCTTTTCTTTTTCCTTGATTTTCCATAATTATTTATCTTTTTTTAATCCGAATTTACTCCAACTATACCACATTCTTTCGTGTAGAAAGTATATAAATGGTTTGAATAAAAGTTCTCCTAATCCTACCATTCCTGCCCATTTTATGGGCAATCCAGCGGCAACAGTTAATCCAATTGTTGTTAGTGTTCCAAATATTCTATAAGTTATAGCTTTAGCTATGTGTCGTTTTACCAGTGGCATCTATTTCTCCTTTTCTAATTTTAGTTCCGCTTATTTCAGCAATTTCGTTTGGTGGTTCGTGATATATTACTTCATATCCAACTCCTCTACCATAGTTTACCGATTCAATATCGGGAATAATTGATACAAATAATTTATCCCAATTTTGTTGAAAGAATGGTTCATTTTGTAACATTGTTAAAACTTCTTGTGCTGATTTAGGATTGTTCTCATCTTTCTGAACATCTCTAATTGCAACCCAAACATTCTTTCCTTTATCCATTTGTTGGCGGATTAACCATTCATGTCCATTATGCCAATTCTGCCATCTTCCTATGAACAATGCGTACTTTTTCATTTACTTCGTTTTTTAAATAAGGTAATATAGCTAACTCCTTTGCTTTTGCTTCAACCATAATGTCCAAATCCAAGCCGTATGTATTGGGGAGGGCATTAATATAATCGGAGTGTGCTTGTGGTTTTTCTTTATTATTGTTTTCATGCAATGCTTTACTTTCTGAATAGTGAACCTCTTGCTTAATGTTTTTAGGCCAAGTAGTTGCTGCAAGTTTAAGTGCTTGTTCTTCGGATAAATCGCCTGTACAAAATTGGTGATGATGATAATCGAATACAATTGGAATACCAATCTTTTCGTGAACATACATCAAATCCTTAACACTATACATAGAAGCCTTATCATCATTCTCAATTGTAAGCCTACTTTGAACTGATTTAGAGAGTCTTTTGAAGTTTTTGATAAATCTATCCAATGCGGATTTTTTATCTCCGTAAACACCATTACAATGAATATTAATATTGTTGTATGGAGTTTTGGATAACCCCATCATATCAAAAACCTTACCATGTAATTCCAAATCAGCGATAGTTTTAAGTACTACCGATTCATTGGGTGAAACTAATACGTTGAATGGACCTGGATGTGAGTTAATACGCATATTCCAAAACTTAGCGAAATCACCTGCTTTTTTTAACTCAAATTTAATTTGTTTGTAATCTTTAAGTTGCGTTAAATCAATACTATCACCCCAAGGGATAATGCCCGATGATAATCGGAATAAACTAATACCATTTAATCTATTCCATTCTAAAATTTTGATAATATCACTTGCATTAGCCAATGCCAGTTCCGATACATAGTCTAAACCTTTACTTTGTAGGGTTTTTTTAACCATTGTACGATTTGTGGTAATTTTTTTACCTACAGTCATATTAATACAAGCGTAACCTAAATTCATAATTATATTATTAGAGTTTATACTCAAATATAATAAAAAATTATTAAAAAACCAAATAAATTAGTAGTTTTTTGTGTTTTGCTCTTCATTTATGAGTTTCATTAACTCTCTTTGTGTACCGCCTTTGGTTTTCATCCAATATTGTACGGCTTTAGGATTGTTTATCCATAAACTACGTTTTGACCAAGGATAATCGGGATGCATGTATTCTTCCCATTGTAAATTGGGCATTTCCTCTTCTTTTTGTATGATATTTCCATCATTAACCTCATTTTTTACCTCTAATGTATGATTTTTTCCACTATCTTCGGTATTTTGTGAAATATTTTCTACTATATCTTCTTTAGTATCACCATATACCTCATATAAACCTAATTTTTGGTCATTTTCCATCATTTCGACCAAAATCTCTTTTTGTTTACGTTTTTTATCTGAAACTAAACCGTTAAATGCGATAATTAGAGCGACCGCAAGTGGGTCAAACACAATTACAATCAAAAATATGAAGAATTTTACAACATTTTTCAATTCCATACCAAATGCATCAGCTACGAATCGGAATCCACCAACCTCTTTTTCTAAATCTAAGTTATTTAACTTAATTTCATTGATTTTTTCAGTATTTTTTGCATTTTCTTCCTGCAATTTACCGATTTTATCGTTTAATTTACTAATTTCCCTATCTCTGTTATCTACGGAACGAAGAAGTCTACTATTCACCTTACCACCATCCAATATTTTACCTTGATTGGTGTTAGACTCGGTAATTTGAGTAGATAGTTGGGTAATTTGGGTTGTATTTTGGTCAATTTTTGTTTGATAAACTGCAATTTCTCTATCAACTACTTGTAATTTTAGTGATTGAGCCTGAAATGCGTTAGAAAGGTATCCAAAAATACCGGCAGAAGTGATTAACATCAGTACTGCTACTGAAATAGTTAGATACCATTTATTAAATCCACCAATTTCTTCCCATTTTTGTTTAAGGTATGTAGCTGCAACTAATTTAGCTAACTCCAACGATGATGCCATTATCATTACAGGCATTGAAGCACCTGCAAATAGTACTCCTAAACCCGTTACGGAGAAGTATGCCGCACATCCCGCAATAATTAGTGCGGAAAAACCCACTAAAAATTTAAGCCAGTTCATTATCTTTCTATACTAATAATTTCTGAAATACGTTCAGTAACTTCTTTTGTATCTTTAATAACTTGATTAACTTCCATTTGAGATAGTCGCATAGAACCATTAGAAACATTTTCAATAATTCTAAGTTTAGCGTTTAAAACGTCTAATAAATTTATTACTTTTTCTTTGTAAACCATAATAATAAGTATTTTTAAATAAAAAAAGGTGGTAAGCAAACCCTACCACCTTCTAAATATACACAAAAAAATCAAATTAACCAACTTTTATAGAAACTTTTTTTGGTTTAGATTCTTCTCGTTTATCTATAACCAATGTAAGAATACCATTCTTAAATTCTGCTTTGGCGCTTCTACCATCCAAATCTTTGCCTAAAGTAATTCTCTCATCAATGTTAGCTACTAACTCATCAAATGGAGTTTTATCTTCTTTAGTTTCTTTCTTTGCTTTGATTTCAATTTTATCTTCATAACAATTGATTTCAATGTTTTTAGGGTCATGTCCTAATACTGATAAAGCTATATGAGCTTTTTCATCTTTTACATCAACCGCAAATTTAGAAGGAACGAATGTTCTCGAATGTGTTTCCCAAAGTGGTTTACTATCAGCCACTAATAATTTTTCAACGAATTTGTCAAAATCTGAATAAAACATAATTTATAATTTTTAAGTTAAACAATACACATTAATGTTCAACTTTTATACCAACCCACTTTTTGTAACAAAATACTGACAAAATAACATTATCTTTGTTACAAATCGGAAAATTAGTCAGATTATATTTCGTTACTTTGTGATTCTATTACTGTGGAGATGTGGTCTGCCCAATGCATTATATAAGGAATCTTATATTTCATTCTCTTACTGATATCAAATACTTTTAAATATTTCATATTATCTTCATCGTATAATCCATCAGTCAATTTCATACCAAAATACTCTGCTTCAGAAAAAGTAATACCATATTGTTGTAGTACAAATATAGTTCTATCGGTATGTGTCATATGATGTAATTCTGGGTTGGCGCTATACACTTTACCCTGATTTTTAATATGCCATTCTGAAGGATTTGGGATGTAGTATGGTTTATTTTTTAAACCCAATTTACCTAAATCGTGATGTAATGCAACAAATATTAATTCTTCATCGGTAAAGTCAACTTTACCACCTAACTGAATAAATAACTCTTTAACTTTGAGTGCATTTTTACAAACGTTAAAAATGTGGTCAATATATCCACCTGTATAACAATTATGATAACCTGCATTTCCACTAGCTGGAGCAATTGCAAGATTTGGCCCTAACTCTTCTTCTGAATACATAAAAAGAAGTTTCTCTAACCTATCTCCTGTAAAATACTTTTTGATAACGGCAATAAACTTCTCGTAATTGTCTTTCAGTTCTTTTTCTGTCTTTTGTTTCATACTTTTATTTTTTAAGTTTTATTTTAATCTTTTAGTGCTTCTGTGCTGTCTGCTTTAGAGTAATAATAAAAAGATACCACAAATATACAAAAATTTTTTCAAATTTCCAAATTAATACAAATCTTTTTTTGTTAAAATTTTGTAAAGTATCTCAACTTCCTCTTCTGTTGTTAATTCAGGCAGGTCTTCATCAAATAAACGCATTGTATATAAGGTGATTCCCTCTTCCGATTCGAATTCTGTTGATTCCGATGACCACAATGATGGTATAGATTCTAAATTATTTTCTAATTCTTGCTGCGATACATCAATAAGTGGTATAATGTAATAATGGTAGCTATCTTCTAAATTCTCATCCTTAACCTCTAATTTAATACATGGATTCCACTTAGTAAAACTAACATCTGTTATCGGAGTTTCTGGTACAATTATCATATCTACAAATATATGAAAAAAATGTGAAAAAATCAAATACTTATAGTATTTTTTTATCTATCATAGAATTTAAAAAATGTGCAAAGTTTAAATGGCCATTAAAAGAAAAATGCGTATCTTTTATTAAACCATTTGTATGCTTATATATTGTTTCAAACGATGCGTATAATTCATCATCATCTTCTAAAGACCATATGTAGCAAAACTTTACTTTACTCTCATTTAATAATCTTTTTTTTATAAAATCAAATCTTTTTTTATGTCTATTTTTATAAAAAACATCATCTGAAAAATAGTATTGAAAATTTATTATTGCTTCTATCTTATCCGTATTATCTATACAATTTTTATTCAAAATATTTTTTGCTCCTTCGTATGATGATAATATGTGATGTATATTATTATCTATTGGTACATCTATTCTACCATGCAAAGTCATATTTATTATGACAATATCGTTTTCTTTTATTAAATGAAAATTATCTATTATACTATCTAAAATAAAATCGTTTGAAGCTCCATTCTTACCAAAATTATTAACATTGTAATTTTGTAATTTAGCTAAGTGATTTGGCCAAATATCATCACCTTCTTTTTTATATAAATCATATTGTAATCTAATATCGGAAAAGCAATTTACATTACATCCGTGTCCAAATGTCATAGAATCTCCAAATACCCATAACGTATTTTTCATATTAAATTTTTATTTAGTACAAAATTATTAACCATATTTTTTTCTGCTAAATGACAAATTCCATTAACATTCAAATTTTCAAACTTTGGATTTTCTTTATATAGATAGTTTATATTATTAAAATATACATTTAAATATTGCTGGTTTAAAGTGATGGGTGGTATCTCATTATATTTTTCAATAAAGAAATCATAATTTAAATCTATAATATCTAATACATCGGAATACGTCTTATTGACATTAGTATAATCGTTTGTAGCAATTATACACGTGTTATTTAATTCATTAAACTTTATTGGAGTGTCTGAATATCTTTTGTAAATTTCAGTAAAATTATTTACTTGCAGTTCGGTTAGTGGATGCTTGTATCCTAAATTTAATCTATCACCATTTATTATGGTTTCTAATTTACTAAAATCATTCACTACTAAATCGTTATCCAAATGTATAAATGGAAATGATATTGATGTCAATACTTTTAATTTAGGATATGACCAGAGTGTTGATTTTTTATATTTAGTATCTACATCGAATTTAACCCATTCGTAATTTAATTTCGTATCCTTAAAATAATCTTTATCCGAATATATTATGGGAATGATATTTTGATTATTTAAATTTTCAATAGAATACTTTAAATAAATTTCAGTAATCTCTTTAAGCCTAATAGGTAGATATGTAAACACAACTCTCATTATATTAAAGATTTTTTAACCACGAATTCTGTCTTTAGTCTCCCATCAATTATTAAATCTAACAATGAATTTTCATTTTCAATTTTATACATTAATTTACTATGAACTAAATCCGACCAGTCTTTACATAGTTTATAATTTTCATCAAAATTTTGTAAAAAGATATCTACAAATTGAGCAAATAATTTACCATTGGTTTTACATTTTTTAGATTCGTTATAGAATGGATGTTGTGGAACATCTAACATTTTTTCAATCATTTGTAATGGATACTCGTGTGTTGAAATAAAGGGAATTCCTGCCAATAATAAACTAATTGTTTTTTCGGATAGGTATTGTGATGTAAACTCTTTATCACTCCAAGACCAACTTTCGCATAATATTTGCATTTTAGCTTTAGGTAATACCCTAAAAAATACATCCATATATCCTTGATGATTTGCAATATAGCTTATATCATCGAAATCCTTATCTCCGTAAATTGAATTTGTATTTATGTGAAATATTTTCGGCGAATGTTTTTGATAAGCTGGATTTTGTAAAGCATTTGTACGTTGTAAATATATCCTATCGTTTTTTAATTTACTTAATTCATTTATAATATTAACTCTATTTATTTTATGATTTTTAATACTATACATTAAATCATAATCAAAATTTAATTTATCGTATATTTGTTTGAATTCATAATACCATCTCACATTCCAATTATTATTCCATTGAAATATTGTATTTGTTAATGCATAATAAAAGTTTGGGTATTGGTACTCTATTAGTTCATTTAAAAAGATATTATCAGTAACTATATGATGCTGATTTAATTGAGATATCAACGATTCTATTTCTAGCCATTTTTCATCAAAGTAATCAATATCCTTTGTTTGAAGTATTTTTTCAGTTCTAAAATAGGTTATCACCCATTTTTGACTCTTTGGGCATTCTTTTAATAAATCTATAAATATTTTTAGAATTTGCTGGCTTTCCCTTTCCATATAATCTCTATCGGGTAAAATAGTGCCAATTTTTGGGTCTTTTCTCCCATATGAAAATGCTGAAAAATAATCTAATATGTGAATACCATCTTCTTCAAAGCTAATATCTTGCTTAAAAATAAATTCTAATTTTAGATTATTATATTCACAAAATATACTTCCCTCATTACTATCTTTTATATTAAAAATTCTATTTGTAGTGTTGTGTGCTAATTTATAGAAAATAGATTTATTATAATAATGATGTATGTATATTTTCATTAGTTATATAAGTTTTTTTTCATAGTCATCTAAACTACCCTTTCTCAATCTGTTCATATCATTTGGATTATATATATCCTCATAATATGTAATTGGTATTTTGGTAACATCCGATAAATAATTAATTTCTTCGTTCCAATTAAGTATATCCGATGTACATAAATTTATAATATCTTGTGGTGGTGTTTTGTAAACATATTCATTATTAGAATTATACCCTCTTTTTGAAAAATAAGTTTGATATGAGTGGGATTCTATCAATTCTTTTATATTCCTTCTATTAAGAAGTATAATTTCATCAAACCTACTAATAAGCTCTAAATTATTTTGATGATGGCATATTATTGTTTTAACAACGGAATTATCTTCATTATTATAAATAACCCTATTAGTCCCATCAAATGGTTCAAAAAATGATTTTAGATTTCTTTCATTTGCCAACTTATTCATTAAATATGTTGAACCTGTTCTTGGTAGAGCTATTATTAAAATTCTCATAAAATAGATTTTTCTTTTTTCATAGGTACGAATTTATTCTCTTCCTCTGATAACCAAATGTTTAGGGCATATCTTCTACCAATGGTTACAGGTAAAACTCCGTGAAATATTTCATTTCCTATAAAAGATATACCATCTCCCTTAGAAAGTTCTATAAGCTTCATATTCTTTAAATTTTCAAAATGATAATTGTTATTAACCGTATTGGTTATAGCAAATCTTCCATCTTCATAGCCATCATTTAGAACTATAACAATCGTTAAAGAACTACTAGAATCTTTATGTAGATTTAAATACCTTCCTTCATAATATGCCGTTAAGCTTACATTTATACTTTTTACTTTTAAAGATTCAAAGTCTATCCACAAATTCCAATCTCCCGTTTTATATTTACTTTCTAATATATTATATACTTTTAATTTTAACTCTTCATCATAGATTCTTCTACAATCCCAATTTTCGTTTGGATTATAATTAAAAGGCACCCCTATCTCTAATGCTTTTTTTAAAAAATAAGAACAATCATCATCGTTGAAGAAATTATTTATGGTATAATTCATATTATATTAGTTTTTCTTATTTCATCATAATTTAATAAATTATTATTGTTTATGAATTTGAATAACTCATCTGCAATAAATTTATAACCATTATTACTTGGGTGTTTACCTGTGATATCCGCCCAATGACTATTATCTTCCCATACATCTTTACGTTTGGTATCTATTAGTAAATCTGCCATTGTTTTAGTTTGGTAACCCCAATATCGGTTATTATCTATCAAATGGGTTTTATCAAGTAATGTATCAATATTTTTATTAATTAAAATATCAAACGCATCACAAAAAACATATCTAATCCCCAACTCCTTAAATATAAATTGAAGATGTAAGATATAATTTTGGTTTACTATATCATAGTATGTATCATTAAATAAATTAGCTATGTAATAGTTTCTAAAATTTTGCTCTGCTTTATTATATTTCGAATTATCTCCATCGATTCCATCAAAAATATATTTAAAAAGATGTCCTTTACTTTTATATCGTTTTCCCCATATAAAAAAATCATCTTCATTATGAAAAAATGGTAAAGGGTCTCTTAATGATGATGACCACATAATAACAACTAAATCATTTTTAGTGACTGCTCCGTTTTTTAATTGATAAAAGACTGTATTGAATATAGCATTATTTGAAAATGCGCCAACTCCATTATTTTTAACTTCACAATGAAGTAGTTCCGATAAATGCTTCGGCCAACAATATTTTTGTCTTATTCTAGTTCTTTCTTCGGGAATTTCTGTTGTTAATTCTTCTGTAATATTTCCACCAACCCCCTCTGTCCAACTATCACCATATGTAAATAGTTTCATACATTATATAATTGATGGAGTTTTTTTAATAGAACCATCGACATACTTATCTACAAATTCTATCAACTCCGGCGTTCTTTTTACATTACATCCCGTTATTGAATTTTGATTTACATGCATTAATTTAAAATCAACATCAAATTTATTAGACATATATAATTCAAATTCATCTAATTTATCGAAATTAAATGTTTTAACCTTTACTGTATCATTTAGAATCCAAACATATTGCGATGATAATCCAAATGTGTGAATAGAAAATCTATCATTGAATATTTCATTAGTAAAATATTTTTGCTTAAACCCCAAATCGGTTAATAGTTTTTCAAAAAAAGATTTTCTAATATCATTAGAAGAATAAATGTTTGTATAATCGGAATAGTTTCTTTTTATAAAATCGATTATAAAAGAATTATCTATACTTTTTAAATGATAAATTGTTTCTTCATCAGGATGTAGCTCACACATACCGGCTATAAAAAATCTCCAAGCAGATATAAACCTATCTGTTGAATCTCTTAATATCGAAACGAATTCAAAATCAGAACCAAAACTTTCTATTAAAGTATGAAGTTTAGAGTGTATATGATTTCTTTTATTTAACATTCCAACATTTGATTTAATGGAATTTTCCCACAAAGTATTTGGAAATTTTAAATCAAATCCATAAAATACACACGAATTCTCTACAGACCAAGAAGCATTTTTAGGTATTGGAATAAATGCAACTTTATCATTTATAATCATATTAAATTAAACTTTTTACTTTTTTAATTTTATCTTTTATCTGAAAACCCAAACTTAAAGTTATTCTAGGTTTATCCCCAATAACTGGCGTAGAACCGTGCATTACTTTTCCTGCAACGCATCTCCAAACCATTTTTTCTTTAAGTTCATTCATTTTTCCATTATAAATGGAATGACCGCCCTCATTTGGGTATGATAGTATTATATTATATCTAACATGCGTATAACCTTTTAAATTTGGGTCACTATGTAAATGAATGTTACCACCTTCTTTATTTATACCAATACCATCTTCAAAATTTGGTTCTACAACCCAATCATCAATTTTTTCTAAATCTATTATTCTGTTTTTTATAGAACGAACCAATTCAAATACATTAGTATGTAAATCACTTACAACTAAATACTTTCTAGAACCATATGGGGATGATTCCGACTCGTTTATAGGAAACAAAAACTCATTTTCTTTTATCCAATCTAACAAAAATAATTGCTCAGTATCGGATATGAAATTTTCATAACCATATGTATCGTATAGCTGAACTTTAAACATAACTAATTAAAATACTTTTATTGTGTTACATCGGTATATACCATAGTTGCAACTTCTTGCATTATGGTTGCTATACTAGCATTTGTTGATGAGCTTGTTAATACTATTTCGGATGCTATAATTTTTGGCTTCATTTTATTAAATTATTTTATATTATAGTTTTGGTATTGGTCCGTAACAAAAAGAGCATTCGGCACACCAATAATAGTGGCATGACCATGCGCTACACCACCCCAGACACGGGTTGTGTTGTATAAAAGTTATACCTAAATTTTCATCGGCTAAAGGTAAAAATATATCATTTTCTTCCACATCTATATCATATACCCTTCTATTAGCATATGTAATTTCTAAATTTGTTATTTTGGATTTAACCAATGTGTTATTATTATAATCATAGAATATAACCGAATCATTTACTCTAAATTCGTTTGTATGAGAGAAAATTGTTCTAAGAGTATCATATTCTTCTATTAACATATCACTATGCGGCAAATCTTCATAAACCAAACCATTTTCTAATGTTACTCTTATCATTAAAGATTCTTTAAGTTCGCTAACTAACGAAACTACATTAGTATTTGTTGTACCAAATGTAGTCAAATCTTCGGAAAAGCTTCCAGAATTTCTACCTGGTATGTATAATGGTTCTCCTGTTTCAGATGTGTCATCTGCTGGCACCCAATTTAAAGTAACTGTTTTTAAAACATCATTTTCAAGTATTTGATTTGGATATTTAAAGTTACCATCCGCATAAAATATTGGTGTATCATCATCTAAAATATATGAAATACCCATTCTTTGATTAGGCGATTTACTAATCCACAAAGGTCTTGCGTTTTGATTCATTTTACCATTAGAATCATAAGTAGTTTCCCAAACACCTATTAGAAGTGGAGAAGTCATTACATATGAACCTAAATGTAAACAACTTAATGTAGAACCATATATAATATCTAAACTTCTAATAACGCCCATTTTTCCCTCAACTATATTATCGTTATTTGAATGAAATTCTTCCAAATATTCTGAAGATGTTAAAGAAGCTTTTAGTGTTCCTAAATCCTCTAAAGAATTTATTTTGTATAGTTTTGGATATTGTACATAATCCGTATTTGGATATCTAGTCTTTACAATATAGTTTGGAGCATCCCCATCTGTTAAATGTAGTTCAATCAAATTATCTACATTAAGGTTTGTATCAGTTGATGAGTTATAATATATTTTTGTTGAAAAGGTTTGATTGGAAATTGCTCTATGAAAGTTTACCTTATCCTTTGCATAATTTTCATCAATGATAGCTGTTGTATCATATGAGGTTCTTAATATTAATGTATCATCAGCATCTTCTACATATGGAACTGTTATTGAGTTTTTAGCAACTTCATATACAGTAAACGTACCACCAACTTCAGTAATAACCTCTTCTAATTTATCCTTTAATGTTACTCTTGGAATATGAGTATCAAATTTTGTAGCTCTTTCTGTATTTAAAAAATTACCATCAGTATAAATAAAATGTAATTTAGATATAGAATTATCTATTAAAAATTGCTTAAAAGATACCCAATCCAAATCAGGCACAATTACATTATGTACATCTACATTAGTATTTGTTTCTACTATTTTTAAAGTACCAGTGTTATCTTTAACAAAGTCAGTTCCAATTATTACAGCTTTCATCAGTTATTTCTTTTTGTTATAAATATTAATATTTTAAATTAAACTTACTTTTTCTTTTACATATTCAAACCCAACATTTCCGGCTATAACTATTCTATCTTTAGTTGAGTTAGGTGATTTATTTGGAGAATGCTCTAATTTTCCATCCATAATAATCAAATCAGAAACCTCTGGCATTATATAATATCTCCTATCTTCTTTACCTCCAATAATTAATGTACCTTCATTATTTTCTAAGTTATCTGGCATTTGTAAATAATACACAAATGTGTAGTTTGGATAAAAAAAACCATCGTTTTTTTGTAAATCTACATGGTTGTGTAATGATACTTCATCATTTTTTTTAAAATTACTTTGTTTTGGTTTTCCCCTTTTAACAACATTTATCCAACTTCCGACATGTACTATATTAAATTTTATATTATCTTTTTTTGCTAAATTAGTACACTCTAACAAACACATCTTTACTGCTTCCTCCATAAAGGTTTTAGAAATAAAATCCTTTTCTAAATCAAAAAAACTACCACCATAAAAAGAATAGTTATCTGCTTTGGAGGTTTTATCCAAAAGGAATGTATTGCATTCATTCAGAACTGCTTTTTGAAAATCATATGAATCTATTTTAGTTTTATACAAAAATATATCATCTTCAAAAGTAATTTTTTCCATAATTTAAATAATTGTTTTTGTTTTTTTACTTTTTAAAATAAGAGATTTTATATATGGGGTTTCTACTTCATCCCATTTTCCCAATGGACAACTACCATATTGGTCTGTAAATATTTTTTTGGATAAAGGGCATCCACACTTACCACATAAAGCAGACCATTTTTTATTATTAACAACCTCTTTACGCATATCACACCCCATACAAATATTTAGTCTAAGTTCAGCTAATTCTTTTTGTATTTTATTTGGGTTTTCTGCTGTTATCCAAGCTTTTAATATTTCTAATGGATTAAATCCCATCTTATAATAAAGTTTTTTTAATGTTTTCTAATTGCTTTAATTTTAACCAATTCACCAAAGAATATCTTATGCCGGAAGTTATTGGTTTAACTCTATGTACTACTTCCGAAGGAAATATAAATAGATTTCCCACTCCTCTTTCTAATGTAACCTCTTTATTAATTAGAAGTTGAAAATCTCCATTTTCATAATCATCATTTAACTGTAATACTATTGTATAAAATCTATCTTTAAATACCGTATCATTTGAATCCGCATGCCAATCAAAAAAATCTCCTTTTTCGTATTTTGTAAATTGAAAAGTATCTAAAGATGGTTCATACCCTTTTATATCTCCAACATGCTCTTTAACTTTATCTAAGATTCTGTCACCTATTATTCCAATATCATCTACAAAAGAAACTTTAGATTTCCTCGTTTCTTTTTTTATTTCTACATTATTAGGGCGATATACTTCCGCATCACTCAACTCTGAATTGATATTGTATTTGTTTATTAACAAATCACAATCAACCTTTTCTACAAATTTTGGAATAGTTAGTATTTTATAACTATCTTTCATACTATAACTTATTTTTTATAGAATGTAGTTTAGCACATTCCTCATACATTTCTAATTCAGTCAATCTACTCATCAACCATTTACCCATAGATTTAAAATCCTCCCTCTTCAAAGTTATATAAACGGGCATAGATTTATATTTAATCAATATTATTTCTTTACACTTCTTATTCGATTTCCAATTATCTAACTTATCAACTAATTCCGATAGGTTTTGTTTAGACATATTTACCTTATGTAAATACTTCATCCATTCTAATGATATCCATCCTTTTTCTAACTTCTCTAAGACTGTAATATTCATAATCTACAATATACTAATAATTATTAACTTTTACAAATTTATTTTTTGGGGTGGGGGTTGGGGGCCCGGTCGTTTTTTAAAAGAAAAATTTTTTGGTATCTCTATTGATAGTTACACTTTAAACCACCTTTTCCTCGTCTTAAACGCTCTTTGTAACCACCATAGGGGAAAACGTACCATATAGTATAAACCTACGAATAAACCTATTGTAATGAGCAAAGGTAATAGGGTTATAACAGTCGCAATATCTCCGAATCTTTTAATCATATCCTTTTATATTTCGATTCCTTTCGCTTTTAATCTTTGTAATAGAGAAGCGCTTGTGTTCGTTAAATTTTGCTGCGCCAATATCAACTGCCTCTTTAATTCCGCTTGTGCGGCGGAATCACCCGCTTGTGCCGTTTTGATTGTGTTCTCCGTTTGGTCAATCTTCTTTTGTAGAGATGCTTGAGCTTCTACCACTTTATTAGCCAGTTCATCTGCTTTTGCTTGAGCGGCATCGGAAACGGAAGTTGATACCAATGGTTGTTTATCTACGGTAGTAGAAGATTTACTCACCACTTGAACGGATATATCATCTCCCGATTCTGCTGCGGCAAGAATAGTATATTTAGTTGTTGAAGTAGGTGTAATCTTCCCAAAGTAGAATATATCCTTAATAGATTGAAAATCGGAATTCAATTGGGCTAACCTATCATTAATTACCTTTAAGTTATTAGCCAGTTTATCTTCAGGTATTCTCGCATCCTTATCTAATGGCTCTACGGGTATCTTATCTATGGAGTAATCTGCGGAAAGGTTTAAATCAAATACCTTATATGTATCCAATGGTTTAGGTGCAGAAGGAGAGAGTGTCCATATAATTTGTTTAATAAGTCCTGAAGTATCTCCGTTATTGATTTCCCATTCTACCTCTTTAACCCCTGAAAAAGGAATCTTACCCTTTTGTTTCTCTATCTCCTCTAATATCTTTAAAGTATCTATTGATATGATAGGGATTGTCTTTCCTATTTTAGCACCTAATACTGAAGAGTGTTCCTTATATGTGTAGTGGGGATTGATAGAAACCGATTCCGAAAGGGTTTCCAATAACTCCGAAGATGCCAAATAGCGGTTGTAATTCCTTAAATAAATAATTACTCCTCTAATATCAAAAGGTAATACCCCTTCTATATCCAAATCCGATTCTAAGACTTGAATTGTAACTGGTGGTATTCCCTTCTTAGCAGATATCTTATATCCGTTATCCGTTTTGGAGTACCTTACTTTGTTTTGCTGTATTTCTGCTATCACCTTTAATTGCTTTCTTATATATAGTTAATTCTTTAATTCCCTTTCTTGCTATCTTCTCTAATCGTATAACCTCTCTACGAACCTTCTGATAAGAACCATCCTCAATAGTTTCGTATATCAACTCATTGCATCTCATATCATCGGTTATCTTATGAGTTGAAGCATCCCACATTTCCATTCCTCTTGCCATTCCAACCGCAGTTCCAAACTCCTCTGATATTCTTACATATGTGTCTTGTCTAATCATATGGAATTCTTTATTATAAATATCATCTTAGGGAAATTAAATTCAGTTAATGCCGCAATTGGTGTGTTAACACTCATATCAAAATTGCTTCCCATAGCGAAAAAACCGGGCTCGGTATTTAAGCGGACCCGACCCGGTCTGGGCAAACTCGCTTTAGTTGGGTTACATGAAATTCAGTTAGGGGGGTCTATGTGTATATTCGGATAAACGAATAAGCGAGGATGCGAATGGGCACAAAAAAAGGCCACACTCAAATTGAGTGCAGCCTTTACTACTTACATGGCATGCTTCTTATTTACTCTTCACCTATACGATGTGTGTACTGCTTCATTAATCTATTGGCATTGTGTATCAGTTCTCTACTCGTATATAGTTGCGATACCTTCAACTCCTTATACCATTGTTGGAACTTAGGGTCACTCATCGTCTTTATACGTTGTTCTTCTATACGTTCTATCTTATGTGTATCTGTATATGCTTCTACTACTATATGTGTACTCATATGCTTTGCTGATTTTATTTTTATTAAGGGTGTCCGAATTAAGCTTGCGCAATAGGGGGATTATGCATCAACTCCTCTACTATGGCCGCATCTACATCTGCTTTAAACGCCTCCACATCTCTATTGTATGCTTTAATCAATTTCAGGGCATCTCTAATCTCATTTAACCTATGTGATGCTGCCCACTTAGGGGAGCCATCCTTCATAGCACGGATACGTTTCATTAATACGCTCTCTGCTTTTTCTAATACTAATACTGCTTCTTCCATATGTTTATTTATTTAATTTTGGTTTAATATCCCTCCACATATCACTATATAGCTTCTCCGATGAATATGCTGCTCTTTCGAAGGGGTTTCTACTATATGCGGTCTCATTGTACTCCTTCCACTTAGATGTAAGGGGTTGTAGGGAATGAGTCCATTCGTGTATGATTGTTTGTAATAATTCCTTAACGTTATCTATGTTCTTATAGTATATAAAGATAGTGTGCTCTTGTGGGTCATATTCACCCATATCGGTGTCCTCTTCAAATAAGCACCTCCAATAGCATACACATATCTGATAGGTTTTCTTATTGTTCTCGCCCATATTGTTTCTGCACCACGTTTCAGCCATTCTACCTATACGGACCACATCCTTTCGCTCTTTTAATAAACTATTCAGCTTCCATTTCATTCGATTCGTTTGTAGTGGTTATAAAAAAATAATAGGTGGCTATTCGGTTTAGCCACCTATTGGGTGTAACGCTTTGTTGTAAATGTAAATCAATCAATCAGAGAATAACCAAATATACCGAAT